ATAATTGTAACTTGCCAAGGAGCAAATGGAGGTCTATCGCCAGGATATGGAATCATTCTACCAAAATAAGGAACATTTATAGTTCCCACGGTTGATGGTGGAATTTCTGCGCCTTGACAAGTAAATGTCAATTTTTGTAGCGCGGCGTTATTTGTTATACCTGAAGGTAAAGACATTTGTACATTAAATAGAGTAGGTCTTGCGCCCCCTCCAGTTAAAGCAGTTCTTAAACTTTGAACATCAAATCCCATATATTTTAATCCTTTTTTCTTTTATTTATACTAGAAATTATATTTGACCTTCAACTTCTGCGAAAGTTACACCATTGTTTACAGCTTGGAAGTAAAGATTAATATATCTTATTGCTCTTGCTGGTATAACTTGAACAACACCAACAAAACCATCAGAATTAATAACATCGGGAGTGTTTACATCTGGTCCCGAATCAATATTATAAGCAGTAATACCACGTCCACCTTGAATATTTCTTAGAAATGGATCAACTACGTTTACAAATTGTGCTTGTGTAAATGCATCATTAAATTCAAACAAGAATGCTCTAGCAGCAATAGATATTGATTTTCTTAATAGAATAAACAATCTACGAACGTTAATAGCATTAAATGCTGAAGTTGTACCAATAAGTGTTTTATCACCTAATAATACAGTTCCTACACCATTTTGTGTTACAACAGGATTAATATCATTATTGAATAATGTATCTCTGTCAGTAGCACTTGGGTTATAAGCAAGTTTTACAACGTTGTTTATAATTCCTCTATTATAACCTGCTGGTGACCACCAAGAAGCATTTGTAAGATCGGTACGAGCAATAAGACCACCAATATCTCCATTTAAAGGAATCCAACGATAAACATTGTTATATTGGTCATATTGATATTTGTAACCTGAATCTAGAATACCATAAGATGAAGATGTCATAGCATTTCTGAAATTAATTATATTTTGTGCTTGTTGACCACTTGCATTAACAACCGCCGCCTGTGAAGGTGAAGCTACCATTACACAATCTTGTCTTGCTAATACTATATTACCTATAACATAATTATATAAACCTTCGCCATATGTACCACCAAGAGCATGTCCTTGAAGTATAATAGAAACATCAACTACAGTTGGATCAGCAAATAAGTTATATGCATTTGCAATTGTACCCAAATCTATTGTAGTTTCTGAATTACCATCTTGACCACCAATAAATGATGAAGTTAGTGGATCGGCATTTGTTGAACTTACAAGATTAACTGCAGTATTTGATGCCGCACCACTTCTATCATTACCCCACCAAACATAATTTGATTGTTGATTTATAATATTTTCATAATAAGTTGTGGCACCAGTGCTATCAACTGCATCTGTTGCTCTTGACATTGCTGGGAATATTTCAAGAACATTACCAGGAACCCCAGTAAACAAACCATTTTTATCAAATACAACAACATGTAATTGATCGATAACATTGTTATTTGCCCCAACTGTTTTTGCTTGATATGATGAAGTTGTTGGAGCTTTTGGAACCGAATTAATAAATTGCCAAGATCTAGTAATTGTATTACTTGAAAAATTAGCTGCTAGATTAAATTTTGCTGATAAACCAATTGTAACAGAGGCGTTCGCCCCATTTTGTACAACAGGTCCAATACTTGTTGTTTTTAGAAGTTGTGTACCAACACTTGAATTACCTGCTGTTAGTAAATCTCCCGCAATAAGACCATTAACAACATTATTTGCTACTATTCCGGTATCTGTTCCTGTACCATTTGCACTTGGAAATACCGAAACTGTTGCTGTATTTGAACCAACAACAAATGATATTGCTGTAGAAACGGCATTAATATTACCATTTGCGATTAAATTTATTGTACTTGAATATGCATTTGCTGAATCACAAATAGAAACGGCTAATGAATTACCAAGCGCTCCAGGGCAACGTGCAACATATAATACTGATGGATCAAAATTAGTTCTATTAGTAGCATATGTATCACTATTTTCAACAATTGCACCAAGAAGTACTGTATTTGATACAGTATTTGAACCAGTTACTACTGCTGATAAGGTTGTATTTGCAATATTATTTGCTAAACCTGAAGTATTTGCTGCACGAACTACCCATAGACTTTGGCTGTAAGATAGAAAGTTAAAACCAGTAAAAAATGTTTCTGCGTTTAAATTTGTAGGTTGTCCAAAAATAGAAACCAATTGTTTTGATTGACTAACTTGAGTCAATTGTCCAACAGGTCCCCAAGTAAATATACCAGCAAGAGCACCATCTGATGTTGCTACTGATGGAACTATAGTTGTGCTATCTATTTCGAAACTTTGGATTTTTGGTGCGCCACTAAAAGCCATTTTATTTAACTCCTTATAGAATTTTAATTCTTTTTCTTGACTATTTAGGTTTTTTAAGTTTTAGGAGAGTTTTTACTCAAGAAACCATCGATCAAAATCACTTATATTATTCATATCTAATAATAAAGAAATATCGGCACCACTATCTCTCATTATTCCCATAGGAAGACTTTCTTGTTGATTAATAAATCTTTGATTTATATTATGATTTATATCAGTATTTGTGATTTGTTTGAATGAATCTTGTGTTGTAAGCCAAGCAAATGTAATAAGACCCATAACTAAATCATCATGTTCTCCTTGTTCTGCTTGCCAAGATGAACCTTTTCTAATAAATCTAGTTAATTCATAGAAAATACGATAATCAGTAACAAGAAGTTGTTCATTCTCAACTAACATTTTTAAATTTGAACATCCAATATGTTTTGTTTTCTTGGTTTGTTTTACACCGAGATAACTTCTTGACATTGTTTCTGAGACTTCATCTTTTTTAGATTTTGGATTTGTTGATAAAATGTTTTCATATTCCAAATCATAATAAAGAATTTGTACAACTTGTGATCCCGCCGCATTTGTTTCAATAACAACAAATGCTTTATTATAATAAGTTGCGGTATCATAAATTACATTTGGATAAAGAAGAGGAACTATATTATTACATGCATATGTACAAACTACTTTGTATGGTATTTGTGTCACATCAATAACAGAAAAGGCTGATGAATCACCTTCCACTCCTTCAGAAACATCCGCAGATAGAACATATTGATGACCTAAAATAGGATGTTCAAATATTTGATGTTGTCCCAAATCGTCTTGTATTAAGGATTTAGAAAATGCAATGGATTTTAATTTTTCTGGATCTATAAGAGTATTTGATGATCCAATAAAATCAGTAACATATTCAGATCTAAATCTTGCTTCCCCAATTCTTGCGGTTTCTTTACGAGCCCATTCTTCATTTCTTCCAGGAACATCCCAATAATTAATTGTAAATCTTTTAAAGTCATTTAAACCTTGTTCAGACTCAGACCATAATTTATAAAAATATTTAAAACCTCTTGGTGTGGTTGTTATAATAAATTTAGTTGTTTGGCCCGATGAAATAGTTGGAAAAGAGGTTGTAAAAAATAATTCTTGAAGATTTGGTTCAATTAAGTCAAATTCATCCGAATATACAATGTTTACAGATTTACCAACAATCGAACCACTCGAAGTGGCCGCCGCGAATATTTTCGAATGATTTTCTAATTCAATAGATTTTGTATTCCATGTATATAATCCTTGTTGTAACCAAGGCGGCATGTTACGAAAATATACTTTAATTCTTTCTAGAATATCAATAGATTGTTCCTGTTTGTGTGCTAATACTGCAATATTATAATCTGAATTAAATAATGCATACCAAAGTAAAATGGCAGCAACTGTTGCAGTATTATGTGATAAAATATTATTAGTATAAAATCTATGATTTTCCGAATCTATAGTAATATCATACATATTTTCATATATATCAGTAATCGTTAATTCTATTACTAATTCTAAACCATCTTTTGTTTGTATACTTGTTATATTAGGAATACAGTTTTTTACAAATATTTCATTATAATTTTCGTCGAATATTATATGATTATCCGCACACTCTAATATTTTTCCTGTTTCTGTTTTTAATATATATTTTTGATATTCAATAGTTTTATGAATTTGTGTAGCATCTACCCAACCGTCATCAGTTTCTATTTCCCAATCTGAAATATTAATTGAATTTATAAATTTACGATTTATATTGTCAGAAAGTTGATGCATTTTTTTATTGTTTCTTCTTTATTCTTTTTATAATCATTTTCCCAAATCACTAACACCTCGTACCCTTGTGATTCAGCAAGTTCTATTTTCTTTTTATCTTTTTCCCATATTCTTTTGGCTTTAATTGATTTTCTGGGAAAATTTAATATATCATTTCTTTTATATTTTATTGGATTGGCGTGCCAATAATCTCCATTATATTCTATAATTTTATTATTAAATTTTAAATCATAAATAAAATATCTTTTATTTTCATAATATAAAGTAAATTGTTTTTCTATTTTTATTTTATTATTTAAAATTTCAAATATTTCTTTTTCAGCTTTAGAAATACTAATTCCATTTGTAACTTTTAATCTATTTATTCTTGCCTTTTCTTCATCTGATTTGTTGTTTAGAGTTTCTTGCCATTTTATTTGCCTTTCATTCCAAATTTTTAAGCCTTTTTCAATTCCATGTTTTGTTATACAAATCTCTTTTGAAAATGTTTTTTGTCTTTCTGATTGTAATAACTTTGCTTCTTCTAATGAAAATCCTTTATTTAACCAATATTCTAAAGTAGTTGTTTGATTTTCTGGGTGATTTTTTACAGATTGTTCTTTTTTTAGTTTAGCTTGTAATCTCTTTTCTTCATTATGATATAAAGATTTTTTAGAAAATGGGGATAAAGTACCACCATGTTGATAACCAGGATTTTTTTCACCTTGCATACTTTTACTATATAAATTCAATGTATTATTTGATATATAATTACTATTTGGAAATTGATTTTTATATTCATTTAAAGTTATTTGATGTATATTAATTATATGTTTTCGTAAATTTTTGTTTTTATATTCACATAACTCACATTTTATTAAATCAATATTACTTTCATTTTGTTTAGTTTTATATTCGATATAACATCTATAAGAACATTTATTATTCTTTTCACCCTTTGTTCCTGTTACATAAGCTTTAGAATAAGTATTATTACATATTTCACAAATTTTTGTTTTCTTCATTTGGTTCTTTTTTATTCAACAACATATTTTCTTGTTTGCCTTGGTTATTTAGTGTTGAATAAAAATTTTCTATTGTCGTTTCTATAATTTCTCCTGTTTTTTTATTACGAATTTTAATAAGTGTTGTATTTTTAACACATTTTCCACTTTGGCGTGACATTTTGCATAATAAAAATCTTTCATCTCTAATTAAATTGATAAAATTTTCTTGATATTCTCTTGGTTCAAATAATTGTAAACCATCATCAAGAGTTATAATTTGTAAATAATTTTTACAAAAATATATTGGATCATTGCCACATTTTATCAATTCTGCTACTTGTTCAGCAGTATATTCAAATTTAATACCGGCGGGGCGTATTCCATTGACACCTCTATATGAATATTCAATCATCATTATTCAATTTCTTTGAACTTATTGCACCCATATCTTTTAATCTCCCAAATAATTCATCAGCGCTTCCTGTAAAAATTATGTTATTAATAGTATCAGCTTGTTGTGTTTTTGGTTCTTCTATGATAGAAGGTTTTATACCAAACATATCTTTATGAATGCCAATTAATTCTTTATTAGCTTTAACCATTGAATCCAACATTTTCGAAAAAGAATCAAATGCTTTATTGTCTTGAGTTACGATTGCCACATCTTTTACATTTTCAAAAACTTCTTGACTAACACTAATTAGATTTTTTAGATTTTCTCTAACTTGAATATAATCTTCATGTGCTTCTTCGGCAGCTTGATCCACAACTTCTTCATAATGAACTAATTCTGTATTACTAACTTCGACCAATTCCGATTTAGTTTCATTTAAAGGAACCATATTAAGAGCATTTGCAATTTTATCTTCCATTAATCTATTTCCTGTATAACATCGGTTATTATTGTATATGGATCAGTTGGTTGAATATCATAAAAATTAACATTTGCTTCATGAATAAAGGTATTTGTTTCATTAACAATATCGGCATTGGCTAATGGATTTTGATCAGGAACAGTAAGAGTTGTATTGACCCATCTGATAACAGGTAAATTATTAGCCGCGCCAAGATTAGGTCCAAAAAACCAACCATTAACAGTAAAAGATACAACATATTGAAGATCTCTTTTATCTGCTATATGACCTTCAAATCTATCAGATTTTACTACCGAATTTAAAGTTATTATAATGTTAAAAGGATCAAAACCATCCAAAATTGCAGCATTAATACAAAGATAAGGCTGAAAATATGGAATAATTTGCTCAATAACCTTAAATGCATCTTCAGTGTTACGAGCTTTTAAATAAAGTTCAAAATATATGTCATAAGCTGTTGGAACAAATCTTACATTTTGATTATTTTGTCTTATTTTATTGAGAGGATTGACTTGTCTATTTGAATCACGTTGTACATTGATTAAATCAAATCCCATTCTTGGAAGATTTATAGCAACAGTTTTAGTAAGCTGTGGATCAGATTCGGTTTGATCAATATAGTGTTCTCCTGCTGAAAATAATATAGGCACAGTTTGGGTTTGTGTTATTGAACCATTCGCATTTGATCTTTCAATCGTAATATCTCGAAATACGAATTCAAACAATTCTATATATCTTTTTAAGGTCTGATTATAATAGTAATTTTCAAAAATTGAAATTTCTCCTAAATATAAATAATTGTGGTTAGAATTAATAGTTCGAATTATTAATCAACTTGACCTTTTTAAGGTCTGATTATAATAGTAATTTTCAAACATATTATTGCTTTCTATAAATATTATATATTTAGGAGAGATTAAAATTCCAACAAACCCATACATAGATAATTTTACATTTTCGACCGAACAAGAATTACTTTCCAATTTAATTGTAGAGAGTATTCAAATAAAAGGTTATAATTTTTATTATCTACCACGTAGACATGGAAATTTAAACGAACTTCTTTCACAAGATGATCTTTCATATTTCGATACAGCATATATTGTTGAAATGTATATTAAATCTGTTGAAGGATTTGCTGGTGAAGGTCAATATTTGTCTAAATTTGGTCTTGATATTAGAGATCGAATGACATTTACTGTTGCTAGAGCAACTTTTAATACAATTGTTGGAGCATATGAAGGAACTTTAAGACCATATGAAGGTGATCTTATATTCTTTCCAATGACAAATAAAATTTGGGAAGTTAAACAAGCAGATCCATGGGCAGATTTTTATCCAATGGGTTCTCTACCAATGTTTGATCTTATATGTGATGTATTTGAATATGATAATGAACATTTTGATACAGGAATTCCAGCTATTGATAATATTGAACAACAATATTCGACAAATGTTGAAGAGTTCTATGAAAAATACTCAAATGGTGTTATAATAGTAGATGGTAATAACAATCCAATTATAGAACCGGGCTGGAGTCCAGCAAATCAAGATCCCGAATTTGATAATTACGATGCTAATACTACAGTGACACCAATGATTAATTACACAATTAAAAATCCATTTAGTCCAACAGGAAATGTTTAATGAGACTCAATCTCACTGAAGAAAACAAAGAAGATATTATTTTATTATATTTAATGAACAATAGCATGGAAAATATATCAAATATTTACAATTGTTCATCATGGACTATAAAAAATATATTAAATAAGAATAAAGTAAATATTAAACGCCCAGGATTTTTTGGCCATACATTTAAAATTGATGAAAATATAAGAAATGAAATTGTTTTTCAATATAAAAATGGTATGTGTATAAAAGATCTTGAAAAAAAATATAATTTAACACATGAATATATTTGGAGACTGTTAAAAAACAATTCCATTATTTTTGAAACAAAAACAAAAAAAGGTGAAAATAATTATAATAAAATTATTAATGATTTGGTTAATTTATATATTAATGAAACAAAATCTATAGTAGATCTTTCTAAAATCTTTAATGTATCGGTAGGAACTATTCATCGTTATCTTAAAAAGGCTAATATTGAATTGCGTTCTATTGGTTATTCTAAAACACCACATAATAAAATAAGCTTAAAAAATCTTTTAGATTATGATTGGATGTATAATAAAATAATAATTGAAAAATTGACATGTAATGAAATTGCTTCATTATTTAATGTGGCTGATTCTATGATATCAAAATACGCGAAATTATTAAAAATTAATATACCTCACAAATGGCAATCTAAAACTGAAAGAAAAATTATTGATTGGATAAAAACAATTTATGATGGTGAGATTATATCTAGTTATCGTAAATTAAAAAATAAAGAGTTGGATGTTTATATTCCAGAATTTAAATTAGCAATTGAATATAATGGAATTTATTGGCATTCGGAAAAATATTTAGGTAATAAAAAAGCCAAATATCGTCACATAAACAAAACAGAATTATGTGATAAAAATGATGTTTTATTGTTACAAATAAATTCTAATGAATGGGAAAATGAAATTAAACGAAATATTTGGAAATCTATAATAAAAAATAAAATAGGATTTACAAAAAATAAATATTATGCCCGCAAATTAATCATAAAAGAAGTATTATCTATTGAATCGAAAGAATTTTTAGAACATAATCATCTTCAAGGTAATGTGCCAGCATCTATTCGTTATGGTTTATATAACAATAATGAATTAATTATGTTAGCTACTTTTGGTAAAAGTAGATTTATTAAAGGAAAATATGAATTATATAGATTGAGTACTAAACTTGAAACACAAGTTTGTGGTGGGGCGAGTAAATTGATTAAACATTTTTTAAAAAATTATAATGATAAACCATTAATTAGTTATTGTGATCGTAGATATAGTAATGGTAAAATTTATGAAACATTAAATTTTAAAAAATTACGTGAAACAACACCAAATTACAAGTATGTTAAAAAAAATAAATTATATTCAAGAAATCAATTTCAAAAACATCTGCTCAAAGATAAATTAGAAATATTTAATGAAACCTTAAGTGAATCACAAAATATGATTAATAATGGTTATTATCGAATTTGGGATTCGGGTAATTTTGTATATGAATTATCCGATTTGCATTCCAAGAGGTTCTGAATAATCATGAATCATTTTTTCTTCTAATTCATTAATTTTTTCTTCAGCTTCGTTCCAGATTTGTTGACCATTAATATAAGTACCTCCAGGAAGTTGCATTTGACCATATTTTTTAAGAACTTCTCCATAATCTCTTTTCATAAGTTGTGTACCATATTGTAATAACCAACGATCTTTCCAAACTGTTGGATAATATTCAGGATCAACAATTTTAAATGCTTCAACCAGAATATAATTTCCAATAGTGACTGCACTCCAATCCATATCAACCCATAAAATATTACTTTTACGATTATATCTGATTGGTTTTTGACCAACTAATATTTGTTCGAGAAATTCTAAATGTTGCATTGCCATGTAATATGGAACCATGCTTTGCGACGTTAATGTATAAATGTCATTAAGAGCAATTTGATAACGAAGATCGAATATATTAGCTATATTGGAAATACCATTAAAATCAAATATTCTAACGGCTCCTATAATATTATCAGGAAGTTTAAATCCCTGACGATTCATGTCATCTTGTGTAATTTGATGTTTATAATAAATTTTTTCCGTACCATCAAAATGATAATCCCAAAAATATCTTAGAGCAGCATCTGTACAATCATCAATCATATCTTGAGTTAAATTTATTTGAAGAATTCCTGCGCCCAGGCGTCTTAAACAGTACTGTTGGTATTGATCTCTAGATTCTGGAGCACTAGTTGACATTAATTATTCCTTTTGTTTATTTATATGAGTTGACAACATTCATATAATTTGGATAATTTTTAATGTTTTGGAGCAACTTTAGGATTGTTTAATTTATCCAATGCATCACAAGAAGATTGTATCTTTTTAAAACATTCGAAATATAATTTATTCCAATGGAGTTGTTTATCACATTTTTCTCCCCACATCCAATAAGTCATTGCCATATTAGATATATCAGCAGCTTCCCAAGTTTTTAGAACTGCATCAGATGGGATATTACTTGGTCTTGGCCCACATTGGAATTGTGAATCATTTAATACTAATGATGTTTGATCGGATATTGTAGCAATAGGTTTTGGACAAGATGTTGTTCCACATCCAACCAATAACATACACATAATTCCAATTAATATATTTTTCATGGGGTAGCTCCATATTCTGAATTTTGAAAAGCTCTAAACAAATCAAATCTTGTAGTTAATCCTTTATCATCGAATGGATGACACGTTTCAGGAGCTATAGGGACATTTTTTATAATATCTGTTATATTTGATTGTTTTTGCGCCAAATTGTTCGCTGCACTTTCAAGCTCTGTAAGTTTATTTTGATTTTGTATTATTAGAATATTTTGTTTTTGTAAATCTATTAATGCTTGATTTTGAGTAGCAATAAGCTGTTCTTGTGCTTGGAGTAATGTTTGTGTTTTTAAATAATCTATTTTAAGATCTTTGATATAAATTACAAATATTACAGCGCCAACAATTAAAAACAACCAAAATATATTTTTCCAAATAAATGAAATTATACCATAAAGTGGTACCAACAAGCCTAATATAAAATTTAAAATTTGTTTAAACATTATCATCCAATCTATAAATTGTATTTCTTTCGATTATACCTTGACGATCTTCATCGGTTATAAATTCATAATTCCAAGGTTTGTCATATTTATTTATTGTCATAATAATTGTATTATCTTCTAAAGCAATTATTTCATGTTTTTGTTTATCATTTGGAAAATCATATATATCACCTTGTTTTAATATTATTTCCCAATTTTTATTTTCACCATAACAAATACATGAACCTTGTTGAACAATTGTTAGATGTTGTTCTTTTATTTCTTTGTGTTCATGAAGAGGAATTCCATCTCCTCTTTTTGGAAATGTATATTTTTGACAAAACAAGTTTCCAAATTCGATAATTTCATTTTTAAACATATATTTCCTTATGTATAATAGAAAAGGGCTTCTCCAACTCCACCATTTCC